GGAATCCAAAGGCATGGAATCCAAAGAAAAGAAAATGGAAAAGATGATGAAGAAAGGTAAGAAGTAATGCCGTTCACATCTGAAAAGCAAGCCCGCACTATGCGGGCCGCTGCACATGATCCAGCTTTCGCCAAGAAGATGAAGATTTCACAGACTGCTGCCAAGAAGATGGTCGCCCATTCGAAAGGCAAGTCTATAAAACCTTCATCAAAAGCCAAGAAGTAATTACTTCATCCCAGCTCGTTTGTTTCTTGGGAACGAGCGATTGGCGGAGGCGGGTACTGCACGTAGGTTCCCGTTTCCGTTCCCACCGCCTTTGACGATGGGCCGCTTGTGGTCTACGTCTTTGCCGTCCCCCTTCGCTACCACGCCCTTACGTTCCATTTCCCGACGCGCGGCGTTGCGCTGAGCGCGGTTTTTCTTTTGCTCTTCCGTACCTTGGTAGTTCTGGTACTCGGTCTTGTAGTTGCGTGGCATGATGCCTCCTAGTTCGCAGCGCCTTGCAGCACGGCTAAGGTCACGGGGCTTTGCTGACGCGCTGTGGTGCTGGTGATCGAGTCAACAAACCGAGGGTGGTTTACATTAACGATCAGACAATGCGCCTGCCCGGGGTTTCTGTTTGTGCACCCCTTGAATATGGTAACGCGCTCCCGCGCAGAGATCAATGCGTTGTTGGCTTCTAGCTCACGTACCACACGATCCATGCCGTCCCGAGTCTTGTTCAGCCACTGCTTGAGCGAAGTCAGATTGATCGCCAAGACGCTGCCGGGCATGACTGGGGCTGTGCTGTCGTAGACTATCTTCAGCCGCGCGACAGCACGTTCTGGGGCAGGCACACGCACTTGCTCTTTGCCAGACCCATACACCTCAGTGACCTCGATGAGCCGATCGTTGTGCTCCTGCAAGAACTGGCCAATGGTATCGAATACGTCTTGTCGTGAATCCACCATCTCTTTTCTAATCTTCAGCACGTGGTCGAGTAAGTACTGGATTGTCTTATCAACGTCGAACGGGAACAGCCCGCGCCGTGCGCCTATCTTGCCCATGATCCATGCGCTGATAATGCTTGCTCGGAAGAAACGCTCTTGCGGTTCGAAGATAAAGTTGAACTTCTTCAAGAACGCAGCATCGCCTCTTTCCCACACTGCCTCTGGCCCGCCCATCTCAATGACTTCAGAGACTAACTCGGGCAGCGCCCAGCCATTATTCTTAGCCACAATGTCGAAGAACCGGTAGCCGTTGCTGGAGCCTTTCTCATCAGGCAGGATGAACGAGCGATCATGGTGGTGCAGTTCTAGCGTACGTGCTTTGAGCGGGTCGTTGCTGGTCTGCACGTTCTCAAACTTGTGGTGCAGCGAGAAGTTGGTCGTGATTAGTGTAGGGCCATCCCACTTCACCGGTTCGCGTAGCTCTCGCTCTTTAGTCATCGCGATCTTCTCACGCCCTTGACTCAGGTCATACGCCATGTCAGCGATAGCACTGTCGTCAGCCGTGGTAAGTTCGTCGATGGTGCAAGGCAGGTTGTTTAGCACCCCACGTATTTTGTACAGCGCGTTCGACGTATCGTTTTTGTTCAGCAGCAAGTCGCGCGGTGAGCCGACTAAGCTGTTAGCTGCGATCAGCGACAGTGACTTACCTGTCGTTGTTTCTGTGGAGTAGATCGACACAACCAAACACGCGTTGCCAGATACCTTGCCAAGAATGCCCGCAGTAGCCAACAACACCGCTGCACGTAGCGTCTGTGTCCCGGGGTAGTTCAGCATCTGCATCGCACCGACCCACTCATCGCGTGAGCCGTGTGTCTTGATGATCTCTGAGTACCGCGCAGCAGGGCCGCGCAAACGACGTGCTGTTGTGCCTGTCGGTGAGCCGATGATCTGTTCGCCGCATAAGAACGAGCCATCTTCCTGCCAACCGAACGCAATGAAATCAAGCCCAGTAGGCGCTTGATTCTGAACCATGGTCAAGTAATCCATTAAGTAACCCCGTAGCTTTTCCTGCTGCCCTACACCTTTAACACTGAAGACCTGCCGGTTGAGAAGGAACGTCGCAAACTCTTTGCCTATCCCTGCAATGACGCTGATCTCGTGGTCTTCTTCCTTCCACCCGATCATCGGGTACTTCACTGCTAACCTGAATGTTGTCCTGCCAGATACCAAGTCCTTGTACACACCGGTGATGTGCATTGGGTACGGCGAGATCAAATCCCAGTCTGTCGATTCTATTTCTACTGCACCGCCGTTCGAGTCTTTGCCCTCTGTCTTGATCTTAACTTCTTTAAATATCTTACCGTCTCGCTCTACGTACGGCTTGGGCAACTCAATCTCGACACTCTCTTCACCAGCAATATCAACGGTAGTCGTTGTCGATGACGTTAACTGCGCTGGGCTAGTGATCTTCCCTTTGTGTGGGCACCCCTTGCAACCCTCGGCGCACAGCTGTTCGAACTTCGCGCATGTTGTAGGGCCAGTGCCACGCCATCCATCTATCTTCGCCATGCTGTCTTGCAAGTCAAAGTCTGGATGCTTACCTGCCAGCATGATGATCGCTTCTTCAACATTGACTGCATGCTTAGCCATGCCACCGGACGCGCGCCACAGCGGTTCTGTAACTGGATTACCTGCTGCGTCTGTCACACCGCCTGATGCGACGAGTGCTGCGATCTGTTTGCAATGCTGAGCGACGATCTCGATACGCACATCACGCGAGTTAGTGACTGCCGACAACACACTGCTTGCGCCCTTCGACACGCGCTTCGGTGCAGCCTTAGTTACTTTGCCAAACCAAGGCTTTAACACAGTGAACAACTGCACTGGGTCATAGTCAGGTGAGTCTAACTTGCACTCGACTAACTTCCATGGAGTTTGTTTTTTGTGATGCGTACCAACTGGTCGCAGCACCATCGAAGGGTCGTGAATCTTCGACGTATCAATCGTTACATTTTTTTCTTCAAGCGCAAGACGCAACGCTGTTGATGCCTTCACCCAGTGCGCGGTGCTGATCGATTGTGTCAGCGGCCAGTAGCAATGCAAACCTTTGCCCGACGAGACGATCATCGGTGTCGGCATACCTATTTTGTTAAGCGCTGCGTTCAGCGCAGTCCAGCCTTCTTTCTGTGTTGCGTATGGCTTGTCTTCACCAATGTCTAAGTCAAGCGCTAATGTTTTAAACAGCGTAGCTTTTTCTTGTGTTCTGTACCATTTACGTTTTCCATTGTCACCAATGTATGCGTGATTCGCAAACGCTCCAACGCCGAAGTACAAAGTCGTGTCTTGCTCTTGATCCCACTTGTGAATCGCAGCGACTGCATCATCGATGTTCGCAAACGACCCACGGTTCCAAAAGAAACCTCTTGGGTTCTGACCTGATGGGTCAGGCTTGTGAGTGCAAATAACAAGTTCGTCTTGTTGGGCAAATACGCGAGTAAGAAAGTTTTTAGTATCCAATGCCGTGCCCTCAGATAGAAACCCCCGCCGAAGCGGGGGCGCGTTTTTATGCCTTATTCTATTACTCGTCGAAGAGACTGTCGAGCTTAGCCGACAATTCTTCTGAGGCTTTCACAGGAGCAACCGCAGGCTTTTCTTTTGGTGCTTTGGCAACAGGTGCCGGAGCCGCAGCGACTTCTTCCTCATAGGCTTCATCAACTGCCGGGGCAGCAATGGCCGGAGCTTTTTGCGGGGCAGCAATCGCAGGTCCAGATTGTCGTGGTGACAACTGACGGGTAGCAATCTTGACCGCATCACTCTCGATCAACTCTTCTACACGCGTGGATGCTTTCTCAGGCACGTAGTTCTTGCGGGTAAACGTAATCTTTGGATAACTCGCCGAGTCGTCAAACCCCATCTCAGTAATAACATCCTCAGTGCCCATGCCGTAGTTGTCTAAGTCTTTGACATACTCGCGCAGGTTCTTCATACCCGACACTGGCACAGTCAGACTGTAGACCTTGGTTGGGTCGGCAGCAGGTACCACAGCAAGGTGGCGCTGGTCTGAGCACATCTTTGACTTAGCACCGGACGGCAGTATCTTTGAGCCCAGAATGTTGTTCGGGCAGTCAGCGCAAGCACTGTGTACCGGCGACTCGATAGCCGCGTCAGGCTTTAAGCCATCGTTCGACCAGCAGTCAGGGCGCACGTCAGACGCAGACGCGTCGAATTGTTTGGCGTAGAACACCTTGGACACCCGTGGGTTTGCACCCACGATGATAGTATCGAGCGTAGTGCCGACAGTTGTCTCCACACCATCCTCGACCAGACGATACCGCCCTGCGCGAATGCTAATGCGTGGAATGTTGATGCCGTCTTTGACAAGCGCAGCAGTAATTGCAGACTTAACACCCGACTGTTGACGGGCAGCGATACGCGCAGCAATGTGCGCTGGGACTTGGGTTAGATTTGTCATGTTAGCTTTCCTTGTTTTGGGCTTTACGGAAGTTAAATACACGGGTGGACGAGAAGTCAACGCCCGGCGGTGGAGTTCCGTGTTCTTGCACGTAGCTCTTCACACCAGACTTCGATGCACGGGCCTCGACCATATCCCATGTATCGTTTGCTTTGCAGTAGCTAAAGAAGGCTTCGCGGGACGCAACGGTGGCCGTGTGGTGCGTTGACCAGTACCCCGTGCCCAACGGAGTTTTCACCGTGTCTAGTCCATCTTCCTGCGCCTTGGCTGTAAACCAACTCTCCAGCGCCTGAAGCTTTAAAG